GTTCCTGATGAGTTACTGTTGGAGGAATTATTGCTAAAAAAAATTCAGTCTCCATCATAATCAACTCCTCTCCAAGTATCTGTTTTAGAATCGTAAACTATAATCCCTTTACGCTTTGCTATGTCAAAAATTTTTTGAATCACTTCTGGCTGATTTACAATCCATTTCGCTGCTGCACTATTTTGAATATCAAATTTTCTATTCTTTTCTGAATGAGAAAGTGGCGGCATCTTCTTCACGCTTTCTAAAAAATCGTAATTTAATTTCACACTCATAAATTTCACCTCTCTATTTTTCTTTTCTCTGCTCAAGGTGTGGTGCCCACCTGAGTGCGGGGTGGGTGGTCGTCGTGCTTAGCTTACAGCACGACTACCTACCCCCGCTAGGTGGGGTACGCACATACATATACCGTAAGGTATAGTTGTGCACCACCCCTTTTTGCACCCTGCACATAACTATAAAATGTGCACTCATGTTACATATGCACAAAACCATGTGTTGTGCAGTTATGCGCACTGTTCACAATCTAGGTTGTGCTCAGTCTTGTGCACCCTTTCTTTTGATATAAGCGCGTCCATCTTCGCCCATATATTTTTCAAATTTTTTCCTCAGTTCCTTCTTTTGCCTCGCAGTATCACCAAGCCATGAAAGCATTTCTTTTGAGCTTACATTGAGTGCTTTTGCCAGTTCTTGAGCCGGAACTTCGCGTCCATCAAGTTCAATATTCTGAAATGCAATTTCAAATTCATTCAGCTTACGTTCACGGGTCTTCTGAGTATTTTCTTTCCTTTTCTGAACTGCTTTTTCCCACATCGGTTTCTCTGCTTCCAGTTGCAGATCCTTAAGACTTCCTACCTGATCCAGGCAGTGCACCGGATAATCAAACCACATATTAACCGGCTCAAACTTTGGAAACTCTCTAAGGGTTCCCTCGATTCTCCATGCTGTCTTTGCTTTCACTGTGCCTTTAGCAGCTTCTATTTGCTTTTCCAGTGCTTTTATCTGCCATTTATCCAGATGTTCTCTACAATAGTCCATCATTTGTGTGCTGCTCAACAGATCATCTTGTGATAAATCATTTTGTTGCTTATAATGAGCATCCAGATACGCCTTGCAGGCTCCACACAACGCCTTATTCTCCTCCTGCTTCATTAATGCTTCTGTTGGTTCCAATTCTATCAAGTCCAGCAGTGCATCCGGATCACGGGCAAATACACCGGATCCAGAAGCACGATCCATCGATTTCTTTCCTCCCTGACTTCCTTTGCTGTGATGATGACAGTAAATCACTGCACAGCCAAGTTCCGTGCATACTTTATCAAACTGATTACAAAAATTTGCCATCTGATCTGCACTGTTCTCATCACCTGTAATGACCTTATATATTGGGTCTATGATGATTGCTGTGTAATTTTTCTTTGCTGCTCTTCTGATTAACTTTGGAGCCAGCTTATCCATTGGTACAGATTTTCCACGTAGATTCCAGATATCAATATTCTGAAGGTTTTCCGGAGCGATTCCCATTGCAGTATAAACATCCTTAAATCGATGCAGGCAACTGGCTCTGTCAAGTTCCAGATTGACGTACATCACGCGTCCCTGCGCGCAATGCCATTGCAGCCACTTTTTCCCTTCTGCGATAGCAATACATAATTCAATCTGCAGGAATGATTTTCCAGCTTTTGAAGGACCTGCGATCAGCATCTTATGTCCTTTTCTGAGTATTCCTTCAATCAAGCACGGTGACAGCTCTGGAAGCTTACCCCATACTGCTTCCAATCCCTCTGGTTCCGGAAGATCGTCATTTACACCTTCAATCCACTCATACCATTCATTCCAGGATGCTTTCCCCAGATTGGTATCTACAATGAACTGCTTCTTTTCACCACGCTGTATACCAGGCATTCTGGACAGTCTGGAAGGGTTCCTGTTCTGTGTATCTACGTCAATACCGTTTTTCTGGCATACTTCATAAAGATAATCGACGCGTTTTCTGTATTCGTTATAATCCGCTGCATCTACACGCACGATTGCATGAAGACTTTTCTTTCCAGAATAAACCAGACATGCAATAGGAAGCTCCAGTTCACGTAAAATAGCATTCTGCTGTTCGATATCCATATGATCTGATTCGACCAAAGCATATCTGTACTCCGTCACATTTTCATTTTTACAACCATTTCCGTCTAATGGATTAAATCGGATCCATGCACCAGCTTCTGGGTTATAATCACCAAGTACTGCTCCTATGTCTCCATTACAGCTGTCCAATTGTTCAATAAGTTGTCCTGCAGTTCGATCCCAGGAACCTTTTTGAGGTAACCAGCGGGTACCTTTCTCATCTGTTTTCTCCCAGCTACCAGTTACATATCCTACATTTTCTCCTGCTTCGAATAATGTTTCCAGATACGTGATCAACTGCTCTGCTGGATTCCAGTTCTTTGGTTCCTGAATCTCTCTGCCTTCCAGCCAGTTTTTATCAACAACAACACGATCATTGTCAATCTGAATACTGTCGTTCCAGTCCAGTTCATGTCCTCTTTCAGGTATCCAGCCATGTTCGATTGCCATCTGGACGATAGTCCCACCAGTCACCGGAGATGAAGATCCTGAAAAAGATCTCCATTTCCGCTCACATTCTCCGGAATGGTATCTGCTGATATCTTTCTGGCTCCACTGTTCCCATATACTGACCGGATAGCCTTCCAGTTTTAGCGCCATTCCAACATTCACCCAATCCTGATAGTTTAGTGATCCGGGATCGATGTATTCAATTATTTCTGCAAGGCTTGTCCTCTGTTCCATGTTTACGCTCCTTTATATTCCTGCGGTACAATATCACTCGGAATTCTCCATCCATTACCGGCGATTCGGTCAATCAGGTTCTTCGCTGTCTCAAATTGCCATGTACCAACATGCTGAAAACCTCTACTCTCTAAAAATCGGATCTGTTTTGGAGTGGTAAGTCCTTCTGTTTTCCGCTTTTCCAATCGATCAAGAATTTTAGCTGCTTTCCCTGCGTTATCAATCTGATCTGGAAGAATGCCCAATTTTTCCAATGTATTTTTCTGTTTATCAGATGGCGGTCCCATCTCCCATCCAAAAGACGGCACATAGCTTGATAAATCTTCTGCCTGGATTGACATCTCGAATTGCAGTGGATCTACAAGTTTCTTCTTCCGCCTTTTCATTTCAGCAAGCTGTTTCGCAAGAGATTCTTCACGCTGCGCTACCACATCCTCTGATGCCTTTTTCTCTGCTTCTTCGATATCAACCGGAATACCGGCTTCTTTTTCTAGATTCTCCGTCATCTTCTGAGCAACTTCTGCATTTTCACAGATCAGGCTTGCCGGATGGCACAGTTCATGCCTCTCTGTGTGCCAGAGGAAATCCAGCAACAACAGATGATCTTTTCCTGTTTCTCGTGACAATCTGGTGCCACGTCCAACCATCTGGCAATAAAGACTCCTGATCTTTGTCGGTCTGAGAACCACGATACAGTTTACCGATGGACAATCCCAGCCTTCCGTAAGGAGCATAGAGTTACACAGTACATTGTATTTTCCAGAATCAAAATCTTTTAAGATTTCAGCCCTATCCTGGCTATCTCCATTTACTTCTGCAGCACGGAAACCATATTTATTCAGTAGATCGCGAAATTTTTGACTAGTCTTCACCAACGGAAGAAATACAACTGTTTTTTTATCCTGGCAGTACTTTTTCATTTCTTCTACAATTCCCTGCAGATACGGGTCCAGCGCTGTGCTGATATCACTTGCTTTAAAATCACCAGCCTGCACAGACACATCGCTCATATCAAGCTTTAATGGAATCGTTAATGCTTTTATCGGAGACAGGTACCCTTCCTTAATCGCTTTCGGAAGTGTATATTCATAGGCAAGAGATTCAAAAAATGTACCAAGATTTTTCATGTCACCTCTATCTGGTGTAGCTGTAACTCCAAGCACATGTGCTCCTGAAAAATGCTGCAGTATTCTCTGGTAGCTGTCTGAAATACAATGATGGGCTTCATCTATGATGATTGTATCAAAATAATCCGAATCAAAACTACTCAGACGTTTCTCTCTCATAAGCGTTTGAACAGAACCAACAACTACACGAAACCATGTGCCCTGACATGAAGATTCTGCTTTTTCTACTGCGCATCCAAGTCCTGTTGTCTTTTTCAGCTTATCAGCAGCCTGATCCAGTAACTCTCCACGGTGTGCAAGTATAAGTACTCTGTTTCCCTGGCGAACACATTCTTCCGTCACTTTTGCAAAAACTACTGTCTTACCGCATCCTGTAGGAAGAACCAGCAGAGTTTTTAACACTCCGCTGTCCCACTGTTCAAAGATTGCATTCTTTGCTTCCTGCTGATATGGTCTCAACTCCATTTTTTAAAATCCTCCTGGTGTAAATGCCGGCTTTGATGCTTCTTTCGGATAAAGTTTCTCAATGTAATTGTATTTCTTTGATGAATCTCTTGTTCCAGCTCTCAGTCCGATCTTTGCACGGGCATTTTTACCCGGCAATGCGCTCCAGTCCATACGGAGTTCTTCTCCCTCTTTTTTCAGCCCTACACCACGGAACAATTCTGATAATTTCCATTCCAGACTGCTGTGAAGCACATAATTCTCACGGATAATTATTTCTCTGTTCGGCGCATGTACATGAAAGTACACAACTGCCATGTTGCAGGCTGGAAGCTTTCCACTTCCTGATGATCTGCTTCTGTCGAACTTTTCAATTGTGACATTGTAATCACCTTCTGGCAGTGGCTCAAATTCCTGAGCATCTTCCTTAATCGTGTCTTCCCATCCAAATTCTCTTCCTTCTGTTACCATATTGTTTGTCCTCCTTAATAATTGTTAAATGGTATTTCCTGTTTTTCTTTCATTTCTCTGATCATTCCATAAACCTGCTGCCACGCTCCAACCAGGCAACCATCAATAAAGTCCTTATCGTAATCTTTGATCTTCACATCTGCAGGATAATATCCTCGGGCAGCCACTACATTCTGAATATCCCACTCATCTACATGATTGGCTTCCATCAGATCACGTAAAGCTTTCGGGATATCTGGATCCTGTGCAGGAAAAGATTTCTGTTCTTCCTGTTTAACCAGTTCATTCAATGGAAAATTCATCTGCTCACCTGCAGTGTATGTCTGCTGAACCGGTTCTGACATAGACTGTGAAGTCTTTGACGATTCCACCTGATATGTTGTCTGTGACTTTGTTTTTGGCTGTTCAGTTGATTTGCTTTCGATAACGTGTGCGATCGATGAAAAACTGAACGGAACCTGTTCTGGTAATTCATAGCGGTTTTTCGCATCCCAGCAGGCATGATGAGAAGTGTACATCACACGTTCACCGCCCTGTGCTTTTCTCTTCTGACCTTTATCGTCTACTGCAACAGAAAATGTCTTATAATTTGCAAACAGCAGCATGTCGGCCCATTCCTTAATCAGTGGCGAAGTCTGTGAAGCTGTTTTCTTTCCAAGCTTCAATTCCCATCTGTCATAGGCTCCCAGCTCATCTGGCTGTTCAAATTTGCGGATCTGAGCATGTGCTGTCAGTACGACATTAACACCAACTTCAATAAGTTCTGAAAGCCTATTCAGGAAACGTCCCATCTCTTCCTTTGTGTAGACATAACCATTTCCATAACCAAAATCTTCAATACCTGATTTCTGGTGTTTATCACAGATATTCTGAATACACATGGATTCAGCCCAATCAATAGTATCGACAACTAATGTTTTGCATACATCTGGATGAGACTTCACATATTGGATTTCGTCCAAAAGCATCTGCCAGCTTGTAGGCTTGGGTAGTCTTGCTACATCCATAGAATTCGTACTTCCTTCTGTATCAATAAACACCGGATCAGGAAACTGACTGGCAAATGTCGATTTGCCAATTCCCTCCGGTCCATAAATAACAACTTTTTTTGCGCATGAGATCTTACCTCTTGTAATCTCCATTTAAAATGCACCTGCCTTCCATTCTTTCTTTTTAGGTTCTTCCGGTGTCTGATGCCCAACCACATATCCGTCTTCGATAATAATTGAACACTCATCGCCAGTACTTACTCTTGTTGCGATTGCCTGAAGACCTTCTGTTTCCAGCCACTCTCCAAACTCCTGTAATGACTTCATGTCCATCTGTTCCAGCTTGTCCAGAAGTACAAAGCCACAATTTGGATTCAGCTTTCTCACAATTGCAGTTGATACTTTTAATCGGTCAGAACCAGACATATTATCCCACTCCTGCCCTTTATAGATCAGCTTTCCTTCCTTAACAGACAATTCTGGAAGCGGAAGTTCTGCTGCATTTAATAACTCAGCTTTTTTATCCCTGACATCTTCAAGATCTTTTGTCAGCGAATTATACTGATCACGATAATTCTTGGCATCATCTTCTGCTTTTTCCTTGTCAAGATTTGCCCTGATTTTCCGGTTGATTTCTTCAATATTGGAAATATTCTGTTCAAGTTCTTCTGTAGATTCATCGTGCAGATCCAATGCGGATTTTCTGGCAATTTCCAGATCATCCTCCACCTTTTTCTGTTCAACCAGCAGATTTGCCATCTGCTCATTGATATGCTGGTATCTCTGTTCCAACTGATGCAGCTGTTCACGCTTTCTCTGATTCTCCCCGTTTCTTGCAAGGATTTCCTGTTGCTGATGAATCAGTTCAGAGACAGATATCAGGTCTTTGGGAGCATCCGCATAATACGGCTGTTCCTTTGCAAATTTCTCTTTCTGATCTGCAGTACGTCCAATATATAAACGTTCCTGATAAAGTTCTTTTTCCTGCTGTTCAAGCTGAGTAAGCTGAGGACCAACGCCAATGACCTGTAAAAGGATTTTTGCTTTCTCCACACCAGAAGCTTCCATAAATTTAGGAAGATCCAAGGCAAGCTGTTCCACAAAATCATTCAGAAGCTGCTGGCCTGCCTTCTGTCCATTAGGATCTGTAACTTTCAGTGCACTGTTCTTTCCCTTACGTTCCACTACAAGGCCATTGTTCATTACGATATGTAACGTTGGCGGAATCACAGAACCTTTTCTGGTTGCTTGTGACGGTTTGTAGCGTTCTCCACCAAGTACCCATGCAATAGAATCAAGAACTGATGTCTTTCCCTGATTATTATTTCCACCAATTATAGTAAGACCATTAGCCTTAGGTTCTACCTTTACAGCTTTGATACGCTTTACATTTTCAATTTCTAACTTATTGATTTTCATACTCATACTTGTGTTTTCTCTCTTTCTCCCTTATACTAAAAGGGTAATAAACTATCATCTCTTGGATTCTTCGGAGTGGCACCTCTGGAGAATCCTTTTTTATTGGTTGCTATTCCTCCCATTTATCAAACTGGCTTATTGTCCAGTATGCGGATATCCCAAAGAGGATATTAAACCAGATCGGGATGTCCACATATTTCCCTGCAAGGATGCAGAGGGCTATGATTATGTACTGTTTCATAATGCTTGTCCTTCCCCTATTCTTCACCCAAAATTTTTTCCAGTGCATTGGTTCGGTTCATATACGTTCTTCCGGTCGTACTTTTCTCTGCTTTCCTGACTGCGCCAAGAAGCCTCTCAAGCTCATTGATCGTTTTCTGATTCTGATCTGTCCACTGCACGATCGGGGTCATTATTCTTTGAATGTCTTTGGCTTCCCTGCGTCTCTTTCTGATTTCCCTCAGTGCAAGACCTTGTAAAACATAATCGTCTGGATAGTTGTCGTTAAGTTCAATGTTATGTAAGATATCCTGCGTCTTATTGTCCAGATCAGTTTCATTACTTGCCGCAATTCTATTTAATTCCTGGCATGATCTGCAGAATTTTAAAAATGCATTGATCTGGTTGCTGAATCCATCTATTTTAACCACCTCAGTTTTAATGCTTGTCCTTCTTTCTCCGCCTTAACCGGCGGCTTTTCTTTCGTAGTTCATATTCAGAAGAAGTTCATCCTGCCTCTGGATGAGCAGGCATTTGATTTCTTCTTCTGACATATCACTGGCTTTATGCTGAATTCCATTAATGCGGATATTTCTTGTTACCAGTTTTAGTTCTGACATCTTCCTCACCTCTTCTTTTGCTATACTATGCAATCAGGTTATGCGGGGTTCTCATTGTCACTGTGTCCGTCTCCCCATTCTGCAAAATAATCCATGCTTACATCAAAGTGCTTTGCGACCTTAAAAACATTTTCGAATGTCGGAGATGCTTCGTTCCATTTACGGATAGTTCCATTCCCGATGTTTAATTTTTTCTCCAAAGCCGCAATTGAGATTCCCTCTTCTGCTGCCAGATGCTTGATTTTTTCATAAATCATTTTTTCTTCCTCTTTTCATAGACTTTAATCTATAAAAGTGTTATTATTGAATTGTTACTTTAGGTTTTAGTCTAATTTGGTACATAACCAGAAAGGAGTTGCCAAGGGGTAACAACTCAGGGACACTTCCCAAGATAGGAGGTGCAGCTAAAGGGATTTACTGAAAAGTATTCTCGAAGTTATCCTGCTTATCTTGCAGGTCATTGACTTAATGGATAAGCACGATATGTAGCTGTTTTGCAGTGCTTTCGGCACTCAGCTGGAAGCACTGTGAAATCCATTTCACGCCTCGCACATCTATTCCCAGGCATTTCTGCCATTTCCACCCTTTGTCCCGCTTTCTATTTCTATTGTCTCTTTCTGAATATCCCCATTGACTTTTATTTGTGCTTCTTCTATTCTTGTATTACATGGTACTGGCATACTAAAATTTATTGAAAGGAGATTGTTATGATTGACTCAGCTTCCTGCTCCTTATTAAAAAAATTTCTTAAACACCAATGGTCACTGCGTGAAATATCCGCAAATCTTGATGCCGATCCTGCATTTGTTGCAGATTCGCTTTCTTATTTACTCGAAAAACGTTATATCCGTAAAACTCTTGGGCATCTTTCCAAAACAGATATCTACTTAGATGACTGTTTTTGTATTACCCACTTCGGCCTAGTGGCTATTCACGAATATCAAAGATCGTCCTTGCATTTTATATTCAGTGAAATACGATCGTGGATCGCTTTGTTAATTTCTTTTGCTGCTCTTATGATTAGCATCATTGCATTAGTGCGATAATGCTAAATATGATAGCAACTATGGAAAATACTATGGTTGCTATCTGTGCTGCTTCACGAAGTGCCCTACGAATCATTTCATCCTCTTCTTCCCATTGAGTTTTCCTTGTTCTCACCTCTTTCTGGATATCCATCCATTGACTTTTCTTTGTGTTTCTCCTATTCTTGTATTACAGATACTGGCATATCTGAATTTAATAGAAAGGAGGTACGTTATGAATAAGCTTACATTTTGTCCTTTTATCAACGGCGTATGTCGCTCCGATTGTGTTTTTCACGTTCCACATAACATTGCCTTAAACAATGGAAACTCTGCGCAATGTGAATTAGCAGCTTTTATCTGCTGTTCAGATGAAGATTCTATTCAATCTACATTTAAAGCAATTAAGGCGCTTCGTGAGAAAATGCAATAAACTCCCCTACTTTCGTGTCCTGCGCAATTTTGGTCTTAACGCAATCTAAAATTGCGTAGGATTGTGACAAAGAAATTTCTTTTTTATGTAACAATCGAATTATTTCTTCGCATGTTTTATAGTTTTCTTCTGTCGCATGCATATAGTTCACTTATCTCACCTCTTTCTGGATATTCGATTATTTAGTTGAGTTTTTCTCAACTAAATGGGTAAAAAAATAAGAATGAATATCGGAAAGAGGAATCTCTAATGCAACTATTGCACTCTCCATTTCATCCTGTCCCCAGTCCACCACATTGTTTAATTTATTGCTAACAGACACTTCTGATAATCCAATATTCCTTGAAAATTCAGCTTGCGTGCCAAATTTTTCTCTTATGCGCCCGCGCAATTTTCTATAGTCGTAAGACATTTTCTTTCACCTCCTATAGTTGAGTTTATCTCAACTGCCTGTATAATACCATTGCTATGTAAATATGTCAATGGCGTTTTTAAGTTTTTCTCAATTTTTATAAATAATCATTGATATTTTCTTAACTCTGTTTTATAATTCTATTAAAGAAATCTTTAAGGAGGTTTTGCTTTGGACAAGGTCGATATAAAAGAAAGAATAAAACAAGGTTTGGAAATTCGTGAAATTACTCAAACTCAGTTGGCAGCAAGGGCCAATATTGATAAAGGACAACTTAGTTCATATATATCAGGAAAATATAAGCCTAGACAAAATAATATAGATGCTATTGCATCAGCATTGAACGTAAGTGAAGCATGGCTTATGGGTTTTGATGTCCCTATGGAAAGAGTTCCCAATAAAGCAGAATCTGTTCAGAACTCTTCCGTCTCTGCTCAGTGCAAGGAAATCATAGAAATCTGCAATCAGTTGTCTCCTCATAACCAGAGAAAGGTTCTCGCCTACTCTAAGAACCTTCTCTCCGCCCAGCAGATGGAAGAAGATCTTCTTGCAGCTCATGCCCGGACGGATGTTGAGCAAACACCCGAAGGTGTTCAGCATGATTTGGATATTATGAATGATGATTCAAAATGGGAGGAATGATATGGCATTAGATATATTGGAATTGCGTAAACTATGTATACCTAAAAACATTCGTATTACACTCCACGCAGCTAAAAGGCTGGAACAGCGTAGGATATTCTTAAAAGATGTAATAGCCTGTATTATGAATGGAGAAATCATCGAACAATATCCAGATGATTATCCTTACCCCAGTTGTTTAATTCTGGGGATGAGCATCGAAGATAAATATCTTCATGTAGTCATCGGAAATCACGAATCGGATTTGTTCCTTATAACAGCTTATTTCCCCAGTTTTGATAAATGGGAATCTGATTTCAAAACCAGAAAGGAGAATGCATAATGACTTGTTTTTACTGCAAAGGTAATATTGAATCTTCTACAACAACTTACATGACTGATTATCAGGGATGCTATATCATTATCAAGAATGTTCCTTGTGAAAAGTGTTCTCAATGTGGGGAAGAATACTTAAATGGTGAAACACTTGAACGAATTGAAGAAATTATTCAAAAAGTTAAAGGTATGCTGACTGAAATTGCAGTTGTTGACTACAAGCAAACAGCTTAGAGAGAACCGTTTTATTTTAATCGCTAAAGGGGTGATCCCAATTGAATTACGAACAATTACTGACTGCTGCCGATCAAGAAGGGTTACTTGTTAAAGAACAACCTCTTACTGAACATGATGGCCTGATCCGCGGCAGTCACATAGCAATCCGAAAGGATATAGAAACACAAGCAGAAAAATCCTGTGTGCTTGCCGAAGAAATCGGGCATTATCGCACCAGCTCCGGAAACATTTTAGACCAGAATAAGGTAGAAAACCGAAAACAGGAGTATCGAGCTCGACTTTATGGGTACAATCTAAAGATTGGGCTTGCCGGCCTGATCAGTGCTTATGAAGCAGGATGCAGAAATCTTTATGAGATGGCTGAATATCTGAACGCTACGGAAGAATATTTAAAAGAGGCTATACAGTGTTACCATTCTAAATACGGTGTATACGCTGTTGTCGATAATTATGTCATTTATTTCGAACCATTTGCGGTGATACATATGATTTCATCAACAGATTAAAGAACGGAGCTGTTATTACCAGATTCGCTATTGGAAGAATATAGAGATTTTACTATTGAACAGATGTCTAGAATGACTGGATATCACCAAAAGCTCATAGAACTGCGAATGAGTTCTTGAATACAGGAGGTTTTTCACATGAAAAAGACATTATTAAAATATTTTACAGTTGCCCTAATTACAATCAGCACCATATCTATGCCGCTAACTGTTAAAGCAGCTCAAAAAAGTAACATTTCCATTCGGCCAAATGTAGCATACTCTAAATATGACATCACCGGTGATGGCAAAGCTGATAAAATTCGAATAAATTTCAAGTCGGAATCTTATCTGAACATTGAGGTGAATGGCAAAAAAAGTTTTAGTTTAAACGCCCAAAACATATATCTTGTAAATGCAGATCTTTATACTCTCAATGGAAATAAACATTTTTTGAAGCTAAAATGCCAAGACATTGATAATGATCACATTGATTACGACAAATTATTGACTTATAAATCTGGAAAACTTGTATCTGCTGTCAATTTAATGTCGCATCGTAAAGGTGCTTTCAATGCTCGCCATAATAGTTTTACTCAAAAAGTTGGTGCAAATTACATTCAAATCCGTATGCAGTCAATGCCAGGAGGAGTCGGTTCTATTCAATATACCATAACTTATAAACTTTCCGGAAGCTCTCTGAAGCTTTCCAAAACTACATATCCTGTCACTTATTCCAAATCATACAATCCCCTTCTTGGTGGACAAAATATGTGGAAATGTGCAAAATCATTGAATATAAAGAACGCCCCTAACGGAAATATTATCTATACAACAGATGCTTACGAAGTATGTACTGTAAATAAAATTAAATATTCTGGCGGCAGTGCCTATATATATATCCGGGCTGAGGATGCTGATATTTCTGGATGGGTAAGATGCCCTAATTCCTATACAAGCAGATTTTTTGAAGAATCCCTGTTTATTTAA